GTGTATTGCGCCAGAATTTCCTCATCCGTGAATTCAGATTCAGCCGAATTCGTGTCTTGGATGGCTGCACGGATGGCTGAGTAATAATCGGTATTCCCGATGTTTGAGTTCGCAGCGACGTAGGTGAATGCCATAACAGGCGCTCCGCTACTGAAGAATGTAAGCAGCAATCTCTTTGTCCGTTGCCGGTCGGAACCCCGGCTCAGTCATACGGTCAGTGAAGTGCGCTTCGGTGACTTCGTGAATGACGCCGGATGGATTGACAAGGAAGTGGCGCTCAGGTGTTTCTACCTGCGTTTCAGGGGCTTCTTGAACCTCAACGCTAGGTTCAGTAGGTGTCTTACGCGGCATCGAGGACTCCTTGGGAGGCGAGGGCGAGGCTCCGAAGAACCCCACCCTCAGCCAGTGGGTTTAGTCGGTCAGGACCACCACGGCGTGGTTGTTGCGCAGGACGCCAACGCCGTACAGACAGTCGATCGTCGCCATGTGTGCGCCCAGCGAGTGCTGGTAGCTGATCATTACGCGAATACCAATGCCGTTTTCGTCCATCGTTTTGGCCACCACGCCAGTGCCTTCCTGGGGCAGCGGCAGCGGGCGCGAAACCAGCGCGATGGCGTTGCGATGCATAAACAGGTTCTTCTGCGTGGTCGCAACGGCGATGTTTTGATCCTCAAAAACCTGGAAGCCCGCATACGTGCCGAGCCAGCCAGTCTTCAGAGCCGACTCTTCCTCTGGGCCGCGATAGTCACGGTTGGTGAACTTCACGTCGGCCAGCAGTTCGGCGGCAGCAGTCGGGTGCAGTACGGCGTAGCGGTCGATCATCGGCGCTTTCGCAACTGACAACTGGCGGCGCGACTCAATAAAGTCGGTATAGTCCAGCGGGCCAGCCGCAGCCGACGCATCAACCGTCTGCGTGAAGGTGCTGTACAGCGCGGCAATGTCAGAGTCGATCTGGTCGGCCAGTGCGCTGATGCCGTCGCTGATGTAACCCATCAGCATATCGGGCCGCGCCAGTGCCGCCGCCAGATCTTCAATTGCGAACGAAACTTCCTTATGTTTATTTAGTGTGACGCTCACAGCCGTGTCGGAAGGCGTCTGCAAGGTGTAGTTCGTGTTCGCGGCCTTGTTGTTCACCGTCAGAGCGCCACGAAATGGGATTTTCACGACTTGACCATACGTGGCCACTGCGTTATCCCAGTCGCGGGCAACCAACTGCGACAGAACCGAATTAGCGCGTAGGCGACCCAGCGCCTCGGCTGCGATGATCGTCGCGAGGCTGTTGCCAACCTCGGTCGTGGTAATATTTGCCACTTGATTGTTCCTTTAGATTGATGAGTGGAATGTCTAGGGGATTTTGGTTTGGGAAAGCAGAGTATTGCGGTTGGCGCGGATTTGAGCGGGTGTCATCTTGTTGATGTCAACCGGATGTTCAGGCCCGCCTGCGCCATTGCCAGTCTGGATGACTGGGGGTGTCGGCAGAACCTTCTTGAAGCCGCCAAACACCTTGGCCGCATCTGCTTTCAGTTCGTCTGGGGTGGTGCCAACCAGTCGCGAGATTTGATCTTCGTTCAGACCATACTCTTCCGCTAGTGCGGTACGCGCTGCCGCAAGTTCACGCTCGGCCAGTCGGCTGTTCACACGCTCGTCGACCAGTTTGTCCAGATCCTTCTGAGCCTCTTCTCGCGTTGCAGCGATCTGCGCTTCCAGATCCTTCTCGAACTTCGTCTTGAGTGTGCGTGCGTTCTCGGCAAGGCGGGATTTTACAATCCGATCGAGGTCGTCTTGTGAGAACGACTTGGGTGCCTCAGTTGGTTGAGTGGTCTGAGTAACCACGCCCTCAGTGTTCGCGTCATTATTACCCGGCTCATCCGGTGTGGCGACCACGTTGGTTTCGTTTTCTGCCATTTCTTAGGGTACTCCCGTATCGAAAATTAACGTTTCGTGCCTTAGAAGCCGTTACAGAAGGTCGGTGTTTTATGGCGTTCTAATGCGTTATTCCGGAATTGACTGCTGAACAATATTCAATCGAACCAGTTCGTCGGTGATTTGCTGCTCGGTCCAGTCGGGGTGCAGGGTGCGAACGGCGATTTCCTTTGACATCAGCCCTGCGTTGACGAGGTTCGTAAGCCCCTCTTGCTGGAACTGCTCTCGTTCGCGCTTGAGGTCTTCAGTTTCAACTTCAGGCGAGTGCCAGGGGATGGTGATAGGCTGGTTGGGATCGTAGTTCGTACCGGCGAAGTGGTTCGAGAGGCGAATGGTAAAGCGGAGGATGGCAACAACCGCACTCGTCAACCTGCCCTGATGGTCTTCGACTTTGTGGTTCAAGCGACTTTCCGCTTGAATGAGTGCGACTCCGCTCGGCCATTGTCCAGTGAAGTAGTGGGAAGGGACGGTGGTGACAAAGCTCAGAAATTCAAGCAGCTTGTCGAGTACGCCAGGATCGGCCTTGGCGGGTTCAAGCTGGCCAAGCTCGCTTCCCTCGTTCAGTAACATGATCGAACCAGGAGCGGTCTGCACAGCGCGGCGAATGGGCTGACCCGTCAAGCCCGACACTACCGGCTGGCCAAGATCGTTCAATAACACGCCAGCGTTTTTCTGGCCAACGAGGTATTTCTGTGGCCAGCCTTGCGTGCGACTTGTGGCAAGAAGGTCGAGCAACGCTTCGTTCAAGTCGCGACCGAGTTGAAGTGCATCAGCAATGTCGGAGTTGTCGATCGCAAACTCGGTTATCGCGATACCAAGCGGCTTGCCGTCTGTGTCAGTCCAAGAAACAGGCCACTCTTCGTCGGGCGTATCGCGGCGCTCTGCCCACTCCTTCTTGTCACCAGCCTTGATGTACTTCTCAATACGGTTGGGGAAGTAGACATCGAAGTAAGCAAGATCATCAAACTGCCAGGTGTTGAAGGCGTAGATTGGTGCGCCATTTTCCTTGGCAACATGCGCACCACACACGCCATTGAACGCTTCACGAACGGTGAAGGTCGGACCATCCGCACCCCAGGTCGTCAGTACGAATGCCTTGCCATCGCGCACTACACACTGGTACAGTTCGCGCTCAACGAGTGACCAACGATCGTCACCCAGCCACCGCTGGATCTCCTTTGCAACCTTGACCTTGCCCGCCTTAATCGCCTCATCGTCGATTTCCAGCTTGCCTGCAATCGCGTCCACAACCGTCGCCAGGAATGGAGTCAAGCGGCGAGACGTAGTGCCAAGTGCCACTGCCATATCGGTTGCAAGGTTTACTTGCACAGAGACGGTGGCCTGACGGTACTCCGCGAGTGCAGTCGCCTGCCCAGAGAGGTCTGTTTTTAACTTTTCAATTTGTGCGTGCGAGAACAAATTCAACTCGCTTGGTTACACGTCGCGAAGATGGAGGTAGATGGTGCGTGCGGATGCTTCAGCCTGGTTCGACACAACACGGAAGCTTTCACAACTGAAGAATGTGGATGGCTCAAGCGCCACACGTCGGGCTGTACCTGATGGAATGGTTATAGGTTGGTCGTTGAGGTACAGCGGTATCCAGGTCACACTATCGCTTGCAAGGACTTGAACACTGAGCGATGTGCCAGTCGTGCTTGGCAGTTCGATTGCAGCAACCGTCTTTCCAGCAGGAGTTGCAGGCGACGAGGTTGTTTGGCCTTGAGCAATCGAGATGGGAACTGGTACACGCTTGGATGATGGCATGGGTTGTTTGCCTTACACGAGATCGAGTAATCCCGCCTTCTTCAACTGCATGACGATTGTTGATGCACTATCCAGTGCGTCATCCCAACGGTAGCCCGGCCAACCTTGCCATTCCTGAACAAACTCAGGGTCGATACTATCAGCCACGAACAATTGCCCGCGACCGGCGTAGTCGCTCAAGATGGCAATACGCTCGTCCTTTGGTGCGCTGTTGTGAACTTGAGTGATTGCGTACCCAAGCCCTTCGGCTTGTACGCGCTGTTCGATGCTGTCGGCAATTAAGGTTCCGGCTGCATTCGACTCGACCCACAACCCGTCGTACCGTTTCACCTGGGTTGACTTCCGAAGGTGCCGAACGACCGCATCAACTGTTTGGCTGGCCGAACGCTGTTGAGCATCACAGAAGGCGATGATGACTTCCTTGCGACCCCTGTGGAAGTACGCCTCGACCCAAGCCGATTTATCGTTCGTCTTACCACCCTTAATGGTCGGATCGAGTGCGGCTAGTCGTTGCCATTCCTTCAGGTCGGTGGGAAGAGGGATGAGAGGCATCTTGCCGAGGTTGCCACCCGCTTCACCGGGTTGGTTCTGGATTTCCGAGAAGAAAGCCGCATCGCCGCGTGACAGGCGATAAAGCTGCATGTGGTAGAAGGCATCGGGCCGATCCCACAAAACCTGCGTTCCAGCCAGCATGTCTTCTTTGTGCTGCTGGTAGAACTCATCCTCGTCAGGTGTCGTTGGTTTTGAGCCGAGCTTGGCTTGCCCAACGTACCACTCGCGCCACTGGTCCCAGAGTTCGGGATGGTCACTGAAGCGTTGGATGCCTTGCTCGATGACACTTTCGAAGTCGTGACTGTCGAGAATGTGTTGCAGCAGGCTCGACGAGCGAATGATTGTGCCGACCGCCACGAACGACGTTGCAAACGTTACCTGATCGCCAAGTGCCAAAATCGCCTTATCAAACCACTCGGTCGCTGCTTCCAGTTCAACTGCGGATCGGACAAGCTGGTCGTCGTCCAGGTCGTCGCCAATAATCAGGCTTGGTCGCTGGCCGGGCTTGGATACACCACGCACTGCGCCGCTTCCTCGGCCAAATGCACGGATCGATTGGCCATTCGGGTGCTGAATGTGGTCCGTCTGCCACACCGCGCCGCGCACCTCACCAAAGTCTTCGGCAATCGCCTCGTTCGACTCAAGTACGTCGCGAATGTTCTTTAACAGCCGTTCGGCGGCAGTTTGATTATTGCCAACCAGGACGGTTAAGGGCGACCAGCCATACAGGAAGCCGTGCAGTGGTTGTAAGCGGCTGTAGAACGTCGTCTTGGCGTGACCTCGTGGAATGGCGCGTGCGAGCTTCCGGCCCGGTGTGCCGCTCAAGGCTCGGCGGCGGACATCCTCAATATCAGCGACAAAAGACTGGTGAATTGGAGGCGTCTCAAGCTCGAATTCTTCGGGGAAGTAGAGTTTCGCAAACGCCTCAACATCGTGTTCGGCCACCCATCGCCGTAGCCCGGTTGGGCCAGTAAGTGGCACTCCGTTCGCGACCAGAAGTTCGAGAACATCCTGCGAAATATGGCGCTTCAGGAAGCGTACAAGAACACGAACGTCAACTTTCATTCGTCTTGCAACCACGCCTTAACCAGCGCCTCGCTGTCAATCTCGTCACCGCCGCCACCAACAACTTCAAGCACATCCGGCGTTTTGCCCATCATTCGGTCATGGAGCATCTGGATGGCCTTCAGTCGGTCGGACTCCTTCGCGCCGTTGAGTGCAATTCGAACCAGTTCACGAACCGTCGCATCAAATTCGGGGTCGACCAGCGCGTGAAGCCGCGCTTCGTATTGCGCAGCTAGTGTCGGACGCTTGTTACGAGCGCCTTTCGGCCTGCCCGCGCCTGGGCGAGCGCCACCGTTTGGGTTCTTGGGAGTTGACTGGTCGGTCATTGTGCATGGAAATCAGAAAAATTAATTTTTCCGAGGTGTTTTGAGGCGGTGATGAGTACCCACGCCAGCCGAGGATGGCTATGGCGTGCGAGCATCTTACCGAGGTGGAGAAGTGGATTCACTGATGAATCTCTCATACACCGAAGCGCCGAGTGAGCAGTCTCGGCGCTTGGTGAAGGAGTGCGGAGTGTGAGCGAGAAGGATGTGATTGAAGGGCGCACCTCGAAGGGTGTCAAGGACGGGTGCTGGTTTGTTTATGCCCTTCACTTAAACCGCCTATTTTTGGCAAATTTTGTAAATGCCAAAAATAGGCGGTTTATATGAGGGATGCTGCGTCTTCCGCTGCACCTCTCGATGGCCAATCAGTCTGCACCATCAACGATGAGCCGAATAACAAACACTCTCTATTGGTTCGTGCATCATCCAGTCGAAGCGCCTCTCGTGGTGTTGCTGGTTTTGTTGCGTGCGGCCAGTCGGGGGCGCTGCAACTAGCAACAAGACGGCAACAAGCATTTAAGGCTTGCTGATGCGATACAGCAAATCGGGTGTTGCTGAATTTGTTGCCGATGTTGCAAGCTGTTGCAGAAGGTAGCAACAAAAAGTTTGGCTTCCTAATGCGGTAAAAAGCCCCTTGTTGCGTTGTTGCTGAATTTTTGCGAAATTCATTATATATACACCACACCTTATATACATTATGGTAAGTAATCTCTATATACTGTTTTTCAAAAATTCAGCAACAACGCAACAAATACCATTTTAAGGCTTCCTAATGCGGTAAAATTTGTTGCTACCCCTAGCAACAAACTAGCAACATCAGCAACAAATTTGGCAACACGAAATATTTTTGGCTCAACTCCAAGACTGGTTTTACGGCATAACAAAGCCATGCGCTTGAATTAAACACATGGCTGAATGGGGTTGTTGCTTGTTGCTAGGTTGTTGCCGACTGCCTGGTGTGGATGGAGCGAGACGATAAGCCTACCGCTCGCTGTCATCTTCAGCGACAACCTCGTATAACTCGTCGATGCCGCTCAGGCCAAAATGTTCAACTAACCGTACCAATACCCCGGCTGGCACATTCTCCGCCCCAAGCGCCACCCGATCGAGGGTGACACGCGGTACACCAGTTTCTTCTGCAAGCTCGCTAATGCTATAGCGAACACGCCCTGGCCTCTTATGAGGTCGAGGCGTGGTTGGATCTTGCTCGCGTCGAAGCATGATCTCTTTAAGGTGGCTTTTAACAGAGAGTGGCATTTGATACCTTTTGCTGATTGCAGTCGCTAAAACTATACGGTGAGTCGCATAAAATGTCAAAGACACTGATAAAGTTTATCTTATATATTGAAATATTATCGGATTGGTGTATAATTTATGCGTACTGAGTAAACA